GGTTTCCAGAGACGGTCATCTCCACCGCCGCCGTTGTTGTTCATCTTCTCAACTTCCTTGACCAGTTTAGAGGTCAGGGATCCAAGAGAGGATTGCTTTTTAAGATTTGCGAAAGACATAAGATTTGTTGGATTAGTTAGATTTGGCTTTTGTGTACCCGTTCATTCTACAGGTCGGAACCTGTCGTGTCAATCTGCTGTTTCATAATATCAAGCATCTTGTTCATTTGTTCAAAGACCGTTGTGATTTCAACATTGGGGGGAAGACCCATCATCTTAGCAGAATCTATAATATTTTTTTTCATCTGCTTTGCTTCAGGATCATCTGATAAGGAGAGCCTTGCAAAAAGAACTTGTTGTTTATTCAAAAGTTTCTCAAGAAGTTTAACATGATGTAGTTTTTCACTATTGTTCATGAAGGCAAACTTCATCACACTGGAATATACTTCCTCTTGTAGTTCAGAAATTTCAACCATCTCTGCCCTTACAATTTCAGAATCAAAAAAACTCATTTGTCTCCAATCACGACTTCTTTCAAAATGTTTTTGTAACGAGGTACATCAATATTTAGAAAAGGAGAATATTTTTTCATCCTCATACTGACGGTTTCCCATACCGGATCAATAAGATTTTTATCCCATTGTTTTTGATATCCTAGAATGCCATTAAGGATCACCATGGTCTCAATAGAAACATTTCCACGGAGATATTCTTTGAGTATTTGAGGATGTCGTAATCCATCCATGGCAAACATAGAATCAAAGTTGTTGTCATCAAAGATTGTTTCTACCTCTTGCTTGAAGAGATATGAAAGAGATTGTGTTCTCTTTTTCCATTCAGTGTATCGATCTTCACCCTCTTTAATCATCTCACCAATCCAGAGTTTACTAGGATCAGTGCATGTGATGAAGTTAGAAACAAAGAAGTCTACAACTTCTTTATCATTTTTATTACGTGCTAGCTTCTCAAACCAGAAACGATCTTTACGCTTATAAAATGATTTGACAGTTGCACGACTCTTTCCATTATATTTGTGATAGTCGTAAGAATCTTTCGTAAAGTGATTCTTCATCGACAAATAACAACGATATGCATCAAACGGCATCATTAACTTGCTCAAAATTATCAATGTATTTGACTGGCACTTCATGCTCATTAGCAACAAGATACCAATGCTCACCCTCACGAACACCAAGATATTTCATTTGATCTTCATCAAAATGATTCTCACGCATTGCTGCTTGAATCTTCAAATGAATTAGAGTATCACGAGAAATCATAAAAGTAATAAGGTAATTTTTTTGGCGAAAATTTTTTCGCTCCTTTTTGAAATTAAAAGACTAATTTTGCACGGGAAGTTTTTTTAAGAAAATTAAGTTCCATAGCCTCGTACTTAATTTTCTCCTTCAGTGGTTTAGAAATAAGTTTAGGGACAGACTCAAGGTCAATGGAATTCATTTCACAGAAATAAACTATTGCATCGATGTAACTCATATCTTCCTGATCTTTTACAAGAGTTTCAATCTCTTGTGCGAAACGAGTCTGACAAAAGAATTTGCTCTCAAATGCTTTTTCTAGTTCATTCTCTACTTTTCGTAGTTGTTTATTAGGTTCCATTATGTCCAATATTGTGAGATACAAATTCTTTAATATACCGAACTAACAATTTAATATAATCCCCTTTGTTCCTTTTGTCAAATACTTCGACCTCACCACCAGGAGTAACCATGATAGTGATTAATTTTTTGACGGGGATACCAGTCAACTCATAGTAAGCAGCAGCATAGAAAGTTTCCTGAACAAAATAGTTCTCTAGCCACTCTTCTGGTTTAATTTTTTCGGATGTCTTGAAATCGATGACTGCGAGTTCGCCTTCATACTCTCCGATACAGTCAACTCTACCTGCCAAACCAAGATACTCTGAATACAGAGTTCTTTCTATAGCGTGTATATTATTTATCTTGTCCAGATATGGTCGCGCATGAATGAACATAAACTTGGTCAGAGGTTTAAAGTCATCCCAGTTTATTTCTTTGTTCAACATGTAGAGTTCAGTTGCTGCGTGAAAGTCTGTTCCACGAGCAGTTGCTTTCTTTGTGATACGATTTGCTTCTTCAATACCAATTCTCTTTCTCCACTTAACAAAGATTTCTCTGTTGTAAAATGAAGTCACAGAAGTGATAGAGGGCACCCAGTCTCCATTTGGGAGATTGTAAAGGCGGATGCCCTGAGTTTCTTTTTTGTTTAGTTCAAGATCACCGAGATAATTATGATGAATAAATGTCATAAGCCAAGTTCTAATTTCGCAATTAAGTATTCCTTACACAATCCAGATCTGACAATATCCTCAACACCAAACTCAACCATATCGACTGATGGCATGAGTCGAAGAATTCTCATGAAATCCACAATACCATTTCTCTCATTCTGTTTTAGTAAATCAGATTGAGTTGCGTCACCGCAGAACATGATCTTGGTATTTTCACCAACTCTGGTAATAATACTATCAAGTTCATGATAATTTAAGTTTTGAAATTCGTCAACAATAACAATCGCATTGTCAAGAGTTGTTCCACGAATAAAACTTGTGGACCAGAATGAAATAGTTCCTTGAGTTTTAAGATTGCCATACAGCATCTCAAAATCTGCCTCGGTAGGAAGTTCAAACATATACTTCACCATATTCTTATATGGAATCTGGTAAAGAGAGGACTTATCTTCATGGTCTCCTGGGAGGAAACCGATCTCTCTGGTGGCCACAAGGGACCTGACGAGGTAGATCTTTTCGTATGGTGTCGTTGGATCTAAGACATCACAGAGAGCGTTGTAGAGGGTTATGAATGTTTTACCTGTTCCTGCTGCGCCATACGCAACAATGTTTTTACCAGCATCATAAGAATCATATAAGATTTTTTGATTCTCTGTTAATGGTTCAATTTCACGAAGAAAATCGGAGTTGATTGGTTTTTTTCTCTTCATTTGTTTGGCAGTCAAGCCAACTCCGATTGGTGCATCAGATACTTTTCTTTTTCTTGGCATAAGTGATTAATTAAACAGGTTTTACTCGGGAACCAGGCGCTTTCGACGCCTTGTAAAGGACATCATTCCACCCTGGATGAGACTTTTTGAGTTTGTCATAAACTTCTCCAAGTTCTCCAGAACTAGGCGCTGTTGATGGATCTGACCAATCCCTCTGCCACTCAGGATTGTCTTCACACCACTTTGTCCATTCATGTACACTGAGAACAACATCCTTTTGTTCTCCAGTTTTTTTATTAATAACAGGGTATGTTGCCATGCGTAAAATTATGTGTAGGAATATTTAGACCCACTCAAGGGCTTCAGAGACTTCAGGAAACTGTTCCATAAAAACTTTCCTGCATGCATTTGCAATATCCATGTGCTCTTTCTGTGTACCATGTGCAGATCTTAGATCTATGTAATGAATCCATGAACGACAGGAGCCTGTCATGTAAATTTTGGTAGGCGTACAGAGTGGGAGCACCATTCTTGCACATTCCTTTGCCACACCACGCCCAAGCATCTGCTGATACAATGCCATTGATGAATCAAACAGAGTTTGCATCTGCAGTTCAAGTTTTTGAACCTCAAATGGATCAAGATCGTCGATAGAGTTTTGACGATTCTTATCATCCTGACGACGGAGTTCAGGTAGAGGAATCTTATCACCAAGAAGAGAACTGTCAGCATACCGCTGCGAAAACTCTTGAAATGTAAAACTACGGTGCCTCAGGATCTGAGCCGCTATTGCCCTATTCGTAGAAATCTCCAGGGTCATTGTGGACTGTTCAAAAACAGACCAATGATTATGCTTAATACAATAGCGAAGAAGACCAGCATACTTTTCATTGTCTTGATTCTTTGGGTTAGATACTCTGGCAATATATGCCATGGTCTGTTCTGCATCAGGAGTAACAGAAACTAATTTTACTGGTTCAGTCATCGTCATCTTCAAACACTTCGTCGTAATCAATTATATAGTTTTGCGGAGGATCATCAAAGTTCTCTGCTTTATAGGCATCAACATCAGAATATACTTCCGACTTTAGACAGTCTATCAAAGACTCAAGATTCCTGACAATCAGTTTTAACCTCTCTTTATCCATGAGTGTGAGTTATGGTGTAGACATATTAGCATAAAAAAAGAGGGGTCGCAACCCCTCATATGCGAAATTAGACTAGCTTAGCATCCTCCTACAAATTCTTTTACATGTAGCCTGGTCATCATCGCATTCTATGAGACAATTATAGTAATCATTTATTAGGTCAGACTCCTCCATGGAACGGTCTATGGTTTTTGATAATCGCTCTACACTTTGCCTCCAACCTGCTAATTGATTGTATGAAATAAGATTGTGCATAACGTCCTCCATTATACTATTAAAAGGACATGCCAAAGTAACAAAAAATTTTGGTTACATAAGTCCTCTCTTCAATGCTATCATATCTATAAGAGTTTGTGTTAATTCACTAACATTTGTTAAATTGTAATATAAAGACAAAAAAAGAGAGGGTTTGTAACCCTCTCTTTGTAACTCACTTGGTGTAAGTCTTGCCGCGATAGCAAAATGTACCATGAGTTTCTGTCGATTCTACACAACGAGTATCATACTCAACACCACGATATGCAGTGTGATTGATCTGAGCGTCGTGAAGTGCAGCAGCTTTGTTGATCTGCTGGCGAATACGATTTAAGGTGTTCATGAGTTTACTCCTAAAGTAGTTGGATTTTTAGGTCCGTTCCTTTAGTCGTTTGCGTCCCATGGACAATGAGGAGTTGAATCCT